AGGATGCGATCTGGTTCACGTGGAAAAACCTTTGACATCCACGGCCCTCTGGTGTACAGTAACACTAGAGGGCACTATGTCTGAACCTTTCGTGGTAGATGAAGAACTCGTACGGCAAGATCAGGTGGGAGACATCATCACCCACACAGACGGCACACGCTGGATAGTGACAAAGAGAACCGCCCGTAACATGGTGGTTGTCCAATATCACTGGTACAATGCGGCAGTCGATTGGATCGTTGGTAAGACCAAGGAGCTGTTCAGTGCCAAAGATAAAAATAGTAGAGCCTAGCTCAGTTCTTGCGAACTACGAGCTTGGAGACGTGTTCATGGTCGCGGGCGACAAGCGCCTGTGGCAGTTGATACACCGTGACCCGTGGAAAGCTTACGTGCAGAAGATCACGTTCTGGGACGAGCTGAAGCACTGGTTCAAGAAACGAAAAGCGAGGAGACGCTTTGCAAGCGAACAATCTAAGTCTGGTAGGAAGCTGCCTGCCCTACACGGCAGCACAATCGAAGGCTACAACGACAAATCCGAAAGACCTTCAGGGCAGTAAGAAAGTCCCGCTGGGCCAAGTGTGCCCGGTAGCGATGGCGCACGAAGCTTGTGCAATGCTCGACGGTGACCTGAAGTACGGGTACCGCAACTGGCGAGAGAAGAACGTAGTCGCCAATATCTACATCCACGCAGCTCTACGACACCTTCAGAGCTGGGCTGAAAAGCAAGAGGTAGCAGAAGACTCTGGTGTGCATCACCTCGGCCATGCCCGTGCGTGCCTCGGTATCCTATTGGACGCTCAGGCCAACGGCAACCTGATCGACGACCGCGCAGCCGGTGTGTTCCCTGAGGTGGCACACCAACTCGAAGACTGGGTGACTAAGCGCGTAGCGAAGCACACACTGGAGCAGGCGGCCAAGGCGCAAGCGGCGGCTCGTGACCAGTTCACCTTGCAGTCCGACACCTTGAATCAACAGGTCGGCATGGGCTATATCAACAACGCAGCACAGGGGAACAGCTAGATGCCGAGAGACGAGAAGGGGCGCTTCGTGAATAGCGAAGACGGAGAAATCTACGGAACGTACATTGATGAGAAAGGATACCCGCGCATCAGCGCAGGCCCGCATCGGGGCGTACGTGTCCACACTCTTGTCGCAGAAGCAATGCTGGGCCGGAAGCTCAGGCAGGGCGAGGACGTACATCACAAGGACGAGAACAAGCTCGACTGTGCATGGACGAACCTAGAAGTAATCGACCACGTGGCGCATGGCAAAGTAAGCTCAGCCAGCTACCAGAAGTCGAGGGAGAAGTTCTAATGGACTCAATGAAGCAGGGCAACAAAGGCGCAGACTGTAATGTCCTTCAGGAGTTCTTCGACGCCAAGCCAGCAGACGGAAAGTTCAACCCCGTCACCCCGGTCAGTCAATTCAATCCCGTGACTGTCCCAAGCAAATTCAATCCCGTGAAGCCAGAGAGTCAATTCAACCCTCTCGCTCCGCCTAGCCGATTCAATCCCATCCCGAGTTGCGAGTGAGTCCAATGAACTTCACACCACTCGGAGACCCGAACTTCAAGCCCGTACTTGTTGAGACGTTTCGTGGGCCAAGGGAGATGGAACAGCGTCTCAATACGCTGGCCCTAGACCCAACCAATCGATATAGCCTTGAGGGATTCTCAATCTCCAACGGGTTGTACGTGGTGATCCTTATCTGGACACCAGAAGAATAGACGACGACGCAGCTACCCCTCCTTCGGGAGGGGCCTTTTTCCGTCTAGGAGGAGTGATGCACAAAACCGCATTTATCGAAGGAGTGTACCGCTATTCCCTCACACGTGAGTGGGATGCGTCTTTGCCTGTCTTATACTGGGTAATGCTCAATCCATCGACCGCCGATGCTATGAATGACGATGCCACCATCAAAAAGTGTATTGGCTTCGCAAGGCTCAATGGTTACGGAGCTATTATGGTAGTCAACCTATTTGCCTACCGCGCTACCGACCCAATAGAATTGACCAGTACTCCATCGGATGTGGTTGGGGCGCTCAACAATGGTGTCATCGAATCCATCCCCGTAGGTGCCGATGTGGTATGTGCGTGGGGTTCGTTTATTCACACCAAACCTTCCCTACGGTATAGGGGCAGAGAGGTCATGCGAATTATCAAGGGTCGCAACCTTCTCTGTGTCCGTAGAACCGAAGACAGACCGTGGCACCCGCTCTATGTCAAGTACGGAGCGTTCCTTGACTTCAATGATGTTTTGAAAGAGGAGTAATGTATGTCAGCACCAACCCAAACGACAACCCCGGCTGCACCAGCAGTCCCGGTGGTCCCTGTGGCAACGACTGTTGCTACGACGAAGACGTGGCTTCAGAATCACGAACGCCTTATCCTCGTAGTCCTCGTGCTTTCCTTTCTCGTCTTCGGAGTGAGCAAGTACTTCGACCGCGAGGCCACCAAAGATCAGGCCGCCGCTAGTCTCGCGCAACAGCAACTCGCCGTTGCATCCGAGAACAGCAAAGCCCTCGCCGCTCAGGTAGCAGGCCAGACGGCGCAGTATCAGGCGCTTGTGATTCAACTCACACAGCAGAACGCTCAGCTAACTCAGCAGGTCAACACCCGCACGGTCGTGCTACAGCAGCAAGTAGCCACCGATAAGAATCTCCCCTTGCCGCTTCTTGGCAATCGATGGGCGACTCTTATTCAGGCAGCACCGGGCGACTTGACTGCCACAACCGCAGGGGTCACCGTATCGCCTCAGGCGGCGTTGGCCACTGTTACCCAACTCGAATCTGTACCCGTGCTCTCGAAGAACCTAACTGACACGCAGACAGAGAACACCAACTTGAACGCAGAGCTTACATCCTCTGACGATCTGACAACCGGCCTGAAGTCTCAGGTCACAGCTTTGAACACTCAACTGGGAGACCAGACGAAAGCATGTAAGGCCGAAGTAGCCTCGGTAAAGGCTTCAGCTCGACGTGGAAAACTCAAGGCATTCCTGTTCGGAGCTGGCGTAGGAGTTGGCGTAACCCTAGGGATCGTCGTCCACGCTTTGTTGTAAGGAGCAATAATTGAATAGCGTAATGAATACGTTCCAACTGACGATCATGCTTCAGAAGTATGCTGAGACAAAGATCGACGGTTCGAAGGAAACGTGGCCAGAGATAGCATACAGAGTCGCGTACCACGTGCTCAGCGCGGTCGGAGCATCTGAAGAGACCATCCGGCGCACAGCCCAACTCATCACTGAAATGAAGTTCATCCCCGGAGGCCGGTACCTCTACGCCTCGGGCAAGCCCTTCCATCAGACTCAAAACTGCCTGCTCATGCGCGTGCTCGATAGCCGCGAAGGGTGGGCAGATCATTTGCACAAGCACGCAATGGGCCTCAGTACCGGCGCGGGCCTAGGCACCAACTACTCACTCATCAGACCCGAAGGCTCTCCTATCGGGCGCACAGGCGGCGTGGCCAGCGGGCCATTAGCCCTGATGCAGATGACCAACGAATGCGGTCGCGGTCTCAAGCAGGGCGGCTCACGCCGTTCGGCGCTATGGGCCGGACTCAACTGGTCTCACAAGGACATCTTCAAGTTCATCGCCATGAAGGACTGGACGCCTGAGGTACGAGCGATGAAGCTCAAGGACTTCAACTTCCCGGCGACGATGGATGGCACCAACATCTCCGTCTGTCTGGATGACGAGTTCTTCCTAGCTTACGCGGACGAGAATAACGAATGCCACCTCTGGGCACAGGATGTGTACTGGCAGACGGTCGAACGTATGCTCCGTACCGCCGAACCCGGCTTCTCCGTTGACACTGGGAAGAACGCTGGCGAAGACCTACGCAACGCCTGTACCGAAGTCACCTCGGCTGACGATTCTGACATCTGCAACCTTGGCTCGATCAACATGGCCAACATCGCAAATGTCGGAGAGATGGTAGAGGTCACCCTCCTAGGAACCCATTTCTTGCTGGCTGGCAGCGTCTACAGCGACCTGCCGTACGATAAGGTGGGGGAAGTACGCTCCAAGAATCGTCGGCTCGGCCTAGGGCTTATGGGGCTTCACGAGTGGATGCTCAAGAAAGGACTACCGTATGGACCCTCAGTCGAACTCGAAGATTACCTGCGAGTCTACGCGCAGTCAACTGAAATGGCTGCGCGCCAAGCAGACATCTGGGGCATTAGCCGACCTGTCAAGACACGTGCGATTGCACCCACAGGAACCATTGGTATCCTTGCGGGAACTACGACTGGCATCGAGCCTCTGTTCTGTGCCGCGTACAAACGTCGATACGTCGATGCAAACGTCTGGAAGTATCAGTACGTCCTAGACCCTGTGGCGAAGCGACTCGTCGAATCCGGCGAGGTTGATCCCGACGCCATTGAGGACGCTTACACACTGGCTCAGGAACCGGAGCGCCGTATCGCCTTCCAAGCATGGCTCCAGCAGTATGTGGATCACGCCATCAGCTCAACCCTCAACCTCCCCGAGTGGGGAACTAAGTACAACAACGCCGACACGGTGAAGCCGTTCGGTGACATGCTCATGAAGCATCTGCCGTTCCTGAGGGGCATGACAGTCTACCCTGACGGCGCACGCGGCGGCCAGCCTCTCACAGCAGTCAAGTGGGCGACGGCCATGAAGCACAAGGACGAGATATTCGTGGAAGCTATGGATATCTGTGAGCTGGGTAAAGGAGGTACGTGTGGGTCATGATTTTGATATAGTCCGAGACTAAGACAACCCAGCGGGCATCCTTCACGTCTTACTTGACAGGGAGGATGCCCCATGCTGAAGGACATCGCACTATCAGTAATTATGCTGGCTGGACAGCAGCACACACATCGTCATCAGCCAGATCACTTCCACGTAGCTCCGACTAGATACTGCCACCGCCCACCCACCAGACCAATCAACCTGTACAGAAGACTTTGACACGAAGAAGCCCCCATCAGACTAATCATCTGGTGGGGGCCTTTTTTATTTGATCTCCACCGGCTCTCGCTCGTTGTGGAAGTCATACTTGTGAACCTCGAAGTGGAGCTTGCCTACAACCACCAGCTTCAGGCGCTTGTAGAACTTGTGCCCTTGATTGGCCGGGATGCCAAAGCTCCAGAGCAGACGCCTAGCGATCCACTCCCGATTGGTCATCCTATCTGGTAATCCTAACGTCATCTCGTTCTGTCTCCATTCCAAGGTACCACCGCCTCAGGTCTCTGTCAAGCTCTTCATCGGTGTAGGTGTTGTCGTAGACGTGCCGGGTTAGATCGACACGAGGGTAACGCCGGAAGAGCTGGTTGAAGGTCTCGGGCGTCAGGTGTACGAGAAAGTCCTCCGGGTAGAACTCGGCGTGCTTGGTCCACCAGCCGATCTCCTTCGTCCACCAGTCCCGGTTGGCCTTCCCATAGAAGAGACGCTGCGCCAATTCAAGCTCTAAAGGGTGGACGTAGAATACCTCCCCATGCGTCTCGAAGGCGTATAGGGCCTCCTGTGCGGTCGTTTTCGACATACAATCCGCCATCCACGGTGCTTTGACCTTGCGGGACGCGTGCTCCCCTAACGGCGAGGAGCACTTCTCCCACTCAAGGTAGATGTCGCAGGCGGCTAGGAACTTGGCGCTAAGCTTCAAGCTGCTCTCCGCTCAGGGTGCCCCTCTGCGCAGCGGAGATGGTCTTGTAGCCCTCGCGGTAGTAGACACAGCTCCAGTTCTGGTAGTAACGCCGCGACCAGTTCTTAGGGCCTTCCCGGTGGAAGACCCATCCTTCTTCGATTCGATACTCAGGCACGGTGACCTTTCACGAGGTAGATGTGCGCTCCCTCGGCTATGATGCAGGCTGCAACACAAATGACCACCGTCTGAGGACTCACGAGGAGTGCCGCCAGAACAATGGCCACAACGATACAGACTATGCGTGTGAATGACATTTGAGCCTCTTAGAACCCGTAGGACTCTAGCTGCTCCGCTAGATCGGTGAGTGCTTCGCTAAGGACAGAAGCCACGGCCTCGAACTCTCGATGACCGTGGAATAGGTTGACTTCAAATTGTCCGGTAGTTGTGTTGTACCGGATTGTGATCTCGTTCTCCAATCGCCCTCCTAGGCGTTCGGGTTACCTTCAAACTCTTCTGACTCAGCCTCGCGTCGGTTCTCAAGGCCACGGTTTACTTGTCCCTTCACGAACACCCAGCGTTTGAACTGGGCATCAGCCTCGACGTAATCCTTACGGTTCAGCGCCTTCAGCATCTCGGAAGTTCGAAAAGCAGTTACTCCTATGTTGTACACGAAATCGACCAGAGCGTCAAACTGTAATTGCGTAAGCGGTACGTTGACGTAATCGTTGACTGCGTTCTGGGCCACTAGGGTATCGTGGTTGAGCCAGTTCTCCGCCTGTTCCTTCGTACAGACCTGACCGGGGTAGACATCCTGCCCAGTGTGTCCGTACCCAATGCTCCAGACCTTACCTTGGTCCTGATACGCTACGAGCTTCAGTGCCTCGCGTCGTTCTGTTGCGTACAACCCCTGAGGGTCGTAGGTCATTCTAATGTTCATGATTCTCCTTTACTACGCCGTCTCCATCTTCACGATCCGGCTCGTCCGTATAAGGCGCGTGCCGAACTCAAGGCCGGGTGACAGCAGCGTCAGGGTACCGTCCTCTATGGAGTACTCGTCGAACGTACCGTGTATCGTGCGCAGACTCTCAGAGTGCGAGGCCTCCTTCAGCCGGTGCCACGTCTTCGCTTCTTCGTTGATCGTGTAGACCGATCCGTTCTCTGTAGTGAGTGTGAATGTCATGCGATCTCCAGTTCGAACGAGAATGGCTTAGGTGTGGTGCCGGGGAACTTGGCGTCATGTGTTGCGATCCACGCGATTGCGGAGCTGGGAAGGTTGTATGACTTGCCCTTTTTCAGTCCCGTGCTCTCACCGTAATCTCCGATGTAGATTGTCTTGTAGTCTACGAGAACGTAGGCGTTATCACCTAGGGCCTCCGTGACTGCCAGAGCAATGGGACAGTAACCCATAGAGGTGTCGCCCGCGTCGATGTGCTTCTGCGTGATGTTGAACGTCATTTGACCTCTTTCTCTATGCCAGCGAACGCTATGAGGACGCCTCGTGGTTGGGATCGTTCGTCGCCGCAACCTTCTCTTCAGGGGTGCAGTAGCAAACGCCGTCGTTGTACTGACGCCACGGGCAGAGAGTGTCCTTGACCCAGAAGCCCCAGCTCCGTTCCTTCACACCAGTCTTGACAAGCGTCCACGCCTGCCCACCCTTTTCAAGGATGACACGGTGCTTCCACGTTGCCGGTCGGCGGAGGATGCTCAAGGCAGGGTAGAACTTGCGCTCTCGCCAGTCGCCTTCATCAGGCCCCCACGATGGGTAACGGGTCTCACCGATCTCCCAGTCCTTGTCGTCCTTCGCGTCCCACGGTGTCTCCTCCCAGTACCCTTTGGTCAGGATGAGACTGGTGAACGGCCACGGATGGTCGTGCATGTGTGGGTCTTCGTCCCCGCGATAGAACTTGTGCAGGTAGAGGCGCGGTACCAGTTTGTTGTCCTCGGTGGGACCGGTGCGCGGGTAGATATAGAACCGTCTCAGGTAGATGTCGGTCGTGCCATCGCGGAAGATGTCAACGTACTTGAACATCTTCACGAGGAAGAACTCCGGGCCTTCTTGGTACCAGCGCCGAAAGAAGTCTCGGACGGTCAGTATCGAATACGCCGCCACGAAAGAGAACGCCAAGTAAACGAGCGCCGTCCAGATGAAGACTAGCATCGAGGGTAACCATCCGTGCTATGGATGCTCTGCTCAGCAAGGCAAGCTTCCACTCTTCCGAGTGTCGCCTTCAATGCTTCAGCCAGCAACTCCATCACGCCTTTATCGCGGCGGCAGAAGTTCTCCACGCGACCGTTGATGACGCTCCCGTAAGTCTTGCCCTTGTGGGCTTCGAGCAGAGCTACGTCGTAGTTGTCGTTTACCATGTCGCCGGTTGTGTCATTGGCGATGTGGATCAGTCCCAG